TGTTGGAGTATTTGGAGTTAATGCTGAAATGAATTTAGTAGCACTTGGATACTCTAATACGTGAGCATCCTCATATGTTGTTCTTGCAAGTGAACCTGTTGTCCATGTTTTAAGTTCGTAATTATAAGTAACAACTCTATCTATTTCTGTTGAAGAAGCTTGTGGATAAAACCAATTAATTTCTGTAAATAAACTATTGTGTCCTGCAAATACTAATTCACCGTTTGTAAAATTAAGTCCTAAAGCATCTCCTGTTGTGGTAAATACAAAGTTTTCAACTGAAGATGGTAATGTTTTAACTGTTCCATCAAATACAAAAAAATTACCAGAATCACCCATCCAATACACAGCACCGTCTACGAAGACTGCCGCATGTTGACCAATACATCCACAATTAGATCCAACTTGACGTATACTGAATGTAAATGGAGGCCCTACAAACTGCATTGTATAAGCTGCTTCATCTGTTAAAACTAACATATAATCTTTACCTTTAACTGCTGCTACGATTCTACTTCCGTTATCTAATCTAAATGTACCTGCTGTGTTTGTAGATGTTGGTTCATAAATTTCAATATCTTCTTGATCTGAAAATCTTATAAACATAGGATCTTGTGTTGAAGGATTTCCAATAGTAGTTTCAGTTCCAAAATGAACTAAATGTCTGTCTCTATCTGATACTCTTGTTAAAACTGTTGCTGTAGGGTTATTTGGCACAAGAGCTGCTCTTGTATTTACTCCTGTTCCTGCAGTAGGAGCCCATGAAAAAGTTTGTCCATCTTTAATTGTTGCTATTAATAATTCTCCAAAATTATCCAAAGACCAGTTACCCGCTTCAATAGTTGTGTTAGAAACTGATCTTGAAGTACCCCAAGTATCTAATCCCCATGTTCCTGCTCCCCATCCATAACCAAGTGTCGCGGCAAGTGGGCCAACAATAACATATGGATTTGTTATAAGTGATCCACCTGTAGTAACTCCTGTACCTGTTTCTGTAACAGGCATAGTGATTGTAAATGTATTTGCAGTTGGTACTGTTTTAACTTCAAATGAATTAGTTTCAAAGTTAGCTGTTGTAAAACTAGTTGTAGTTGGTCCTGGTGTTGTTACAGATGAAAATTTAATTAAATCTCCAACAAGTAAATTATGTGCATTTTTGTTAATGGTTACAGTTGCAGATCCTGTAGTTGATGTATAAGTACAACCTGTTAAAGCTGTTCCTAAAGGTGTAATATCATAAAAAACTTCATCAAAAAGAATATATAAAACTTTATTTGTACCAATAGCTACATAACGTCTGCCCGTTAAATCAAACCAAGAATGTATATCTCTAGCTGCCCCTACTAATATACTAGAATTAATTTGTTCCCAACCACCTATTTTTTCAGGTGATCCATATTGAAAACGTACGTTATCTCCATCAATCCAACGTCCCTCTGCTTGAGAGGCTGTATCGTTCTTATCAAAACCTGGAGGTAAAGGTATCTTTTTTAATGGCATATTTATGCCTAGTATAGCACTATTTTTTAGGTAAGATAATATTCCAGTCTATGATTTTAATCAATTCTTCTAATTTTACTTCTTTTAAACTATGTTCTTTCATATGTTTGATAAGTTCTTGAGTATCTACTAATATCCAATTTTTATCATCTTCAAATAAGACTTTATCAGCCTGACTTTTAGAGCTAACAAGTTTACCTTTTTTATCAGTGAAATCTTTTAAAAAACTTATATCAAATTTATAATATTGATTAGATAACTTTTTGATATTTCCTTCTACTTGCCAATCTTTGTTATTAATCCAATTAACATTTGTTAAATATTCTTTAACAAATTTTAAGTTCATTTAACTATTAATTCCTTAAGCCGTGCTCTTAATTTACCTATTGTATCTGAATATTTTTCATTAATTTCTATTAATGTTTCAATGTGTAACTGATGTTTTTCAATTCTTTCTTGTAATTCTTTATTTAACATAACTTCACATTTTTTTACTGAAATTTCCATTTCTAATTGTTCTTCCAATTCTTTTATACGTTGTTCTAACATTTTTTAAAATCTCCCGGTAATCCTAAGTGAGGTCTTGTATCATATATATTTTTATCTGCTCCTTTAGTTTTTACGTTATTATAATGTAAAAATACTTGAGCACAATTTTCTCCTTTAAATTCTTCTCTCCAATGTTCTAATTCATTCCCTTTATATACTAGCATGTCTCCTTGTTTTAAATCAACTTTAATTCCTTTTAAATTTTCTTTTCCAGATGGTTCTAAATATATAGACCATAAATCCCCTCCTAAATTTAAAGTAGTAGATATTTCACAAGAAAATCTATCTTTGTGTCTTTTTAAAATATCTCCTTTTTTATAAATCCTTGCATAAGAATAATTAGGATTTAATTTTAATCCTGTTTCTTTTTCCATAATTGGAAGAAGTTTTACAAGTAATGTTTCCATTACAATGTCAGAATAATGTGAATAGGTTTCTGGAACTTGTTTATCATTCCAAGTTCCAAAATAATCTGTAAATTGGCTAATGTATTTTGTGTCAAACATTGTTCTTGCAACTTGTCTTTTCATTATAAAATAATCATAACAAAATTTTGCAAGTTCTTCAGATATTGCTTTTTTTATAATTACGTATTTATTTTTATTAAACAATGACATATTTTAAATAATTTTAAAATTAAAAGCTAAACAGATTCTAGGTTTTTTATTTAAATTTTTACTTACTCTATGATCTATTCCAGCTGGAAACATTATAAATTTATTTGTTTCAGGTGGAAAAGTCCAATGTCCAACTTTAAATCTATGAATATAATATTCTAAAGTTAACTCTCCAGAATCTTTTGGTATATCTACATAATAAACTCCAGCAACATCTGCAGATAAATTATCATTAATTGGATCTAAATGATTATGCATCATAGTACTTTCATTAAAAAAATGAACTTGTGACCAATAATCTATCATTTTAAGGTCTTTTTTAAATTTTTCTTTGTATGCTAAAATCAAACAATTACTTACATGTTCTATTTCTTTTGTTAATGGAATTTTTAAATCTTCATTTCTTCCTTCCGCAACATTATCACTAAGTCTGTTATTATAATTATCCATACATATTTTTGATAATTTTTTATTATTAATATTTTTTAGATATCCATAAATAAAATAATCGTAATGTAGTATATGTAAAGTAGATTCTATGTTCATATTTTTAATGAATTAAAAAAATAATCTGATCCGAAAATTCCTTCTGGATAAAAATTAAAAGCACAGCAATATCTATCTATTTCACTTAAATTTTTTGTAACAGAATGTTCTAATTGACTAGGAAAAAAAATTATATCTCCTTCTTTAGGTTGTATGCACCAATACTCAGAATTTATTTCATTAAATTCTTCAAACTCTATTTTAACTGAAGTTGGAAAAATGTTTAATAATTTATTTCTATGAATTATTAAATTTCCACAATTTTCATTTGTTTGTAAATATAATACTCCGCTAATGAAACTATTTTCATGGCAATGGTTAACTGCCCAATCATTTTTACCAAGTTTCATAATCCAACTATTTAACATTTTAAATTTTGTATTTTTTTTAATTTTTAAATAATTATATAAATAGTCATTTAAACTATTTAAAATCATTTTTTTTATATTTATATTTTTTTTATGATTTAAAACGTAAGAATCAGGAGTTACAGATCCAATATTACTTTTTAATCTTTCATATTTCGTGTTTATTAAATTTTTTTTATCCTTACTATTTATTTTTACATTATTGATATAAACAGGTATTCCAAATAGATTAATCATTTTATTTAAAGGGATATCCAATATTCCACAGTACTAATGAGTATCTTACTCCTTTTGTTACAGGTTTTACACGGTGCCAAACAAATGAAGGAAAAACAACAATTGAACCTTTTGGTAAAATTTCTGTACATTTTTTTATAACAGGTTTCCCATTTCCACTATTTCTAAAATCAAATTCTAATTCTCCACCTTTATAATCTTTAGGATCTGATAAGGAACAAGTAACTGATAATTTTCTAATTTTATTATGAAAATTTAAATTATTCGGATTATTATAAGGAACCATATGATCATCACAATGCCAATGATAAAATTGATTTTTTTTATATTTTGTAAATTGACAAGATTCTGACCAATCCCATTCAAAATTCCATCCAGCTGATTTATTTGCTTCATGAATGTAAGGTTGTATTTCTTTATAAATCCATTGATCATCTAACCAAACAACATTAGAATTTCTAATTTTTTTTATATCTTTTTTATTAGATAAATTACCAACTACACCTAATTTTTCTTCCTTTAATTTTGCATGTTTAATAATATCATCACAAAATTTAGATGTAAGTACACTTTGAAAATAGTAATAGTAGTTCTGTAGATTCATTCTACAAAATTTATACTAAAATTTAAAATAAAAGTAAAGTATTTAATTATTTATAGGTGTCCAAGAAAAAGACTCTGGAACCCATGCAAAATTGTTATTTTTATTATCTAAGCCAATCCATCTTAAATTAGATTCATCCCAAGTAATAAAGTATTTTAAACTATCTCCTACATTAACATTTGCTAAAGGATCTTCATAAACTAATGTATTTATATAAGTTGTAACTGTTGGATATGAAACTGGGGCTTGCCAATCGTCATTAGCATCAAGTGACCAAGATGCAAATGGTTGTGGTTTAATAAATTTATTTTTTGTAGAATCAAACGTAAAACCAATTCCAGCATATTGTTTTCTGAAATTATTATTATACGAAGTTTGAACCCATTTTACACCATTAATAGATAATGGACATACATTTTTAAAAACTTCAGCTGCTTTTTCAGATTGTTCCCCACCATTATTTGCAATATCTTGATTACAAGCAACAACTACTCTTAAAACTTTATTATTTGAATCTATTTCAGCAAAATGTGCCATAATTATATTGTTAAATTTCCACTAACTGTAAATGTTGCAACTTGGTCTCCATTAGGTGCAGTCGTAATTGTATTAGTACCAGGAGAAACTGTAAATTTCGCAGTAGAAGGTGCTCTTAAAATAATAATTCCAGAACCTCCAGCTTGTTCACCACCAAATCCTGGATCATAACCACCACCGCCGCCGCCACCACCTCTATTAGTTGCTCCAGCTGTTGCACCATTACCAGCAGAATCTGCTCCATTACCTCCACCACCTGTACCTCCAGAACTACCTCCTCTTATTCCTGGTCCCCTTGCTCCGCCTCCGCCTCCGCCAGCGTAAGCCACAGAAGATCCCGAAATTGAATTAGAAGATCCAGCTCCACCATCAACACCAGGGGCTGCATCTGGATTTGCATTAGTACCAGCAGCACTAGCTCCACCTCCACCTGCTCCAGCTCCTTCGGTTGCTCCAGTTTTTGCACCGCCACCATTACTTCCTTGTGGTGGACTTACAGGAGGTTGATTTCCTAATGGTTGAGCTGTTGATGGACCTTTATTTGCGGAACCTCCTCCAGATCCACCTGGACCACCTGTAGTATTACCTCCACCAAATCCTCCACCTGCAGAAGTAATAGTTGAAACAATTGAATCTCCTCCATTAGATGGACTACCTGCTGATGCACCACCACCTACTGTAATTGAATTAACTCCTGCTTTAATATTTATTTTTGTTCCACCTGGAAAAGAAGTTCTATAACCACCAGCACCACCACCACCGCCTATAATACTACCTCCTCCGCCACCTCCAGCTACTACTAAATAATCAAAATCAATTGGTGGATTACCACCAGCTGTAAATCCAAATCCTTTTGCTGAACCAGCTCCACGTGTTGAGTTAATAGGCATTACAAAATCTCCTTAATTAAATTGAGTTTGAGATGCTAGAATTGTATATGCTGGGGTTGTTGCTGTTTTAATTGCAGTAAATGAATAAACATCTATTCCTGCATTACCTGCTGTTGGTGCAGCACCACCTTGATATTCAAGTGTAACATTTGTTGATGAACCATCAATAGTTATTGTTGAAACATAAAAAGTAGTATTAGTATTTAAGAAAGCACCTGTTACAGATTCTCCAACAGATAGCATATTAGTTAAAGATGTAGAAGAACTACCTCTTAAATTTATTGTAAATTGACCTGTTGCCACTGTCGTGTGATAAAGAACAGCTTGAGTTAAAAAATCGTAATTAATTGTTCCAGTAGATGCTACCGCTGTTACAGTTACTTTTTCTTTCATTGCTTGAATTTTACCAGTACCATTAAATGTTACCGCACCTGTTCCTTTTGGTGTAAAATTTATACCAACATCAGCATCACTACCTGACGCTGTAATGTTTGGATTGTTTCCTGTTGCAGCATTAGCTACAGTTAATTCATTAACTGCAGAAGCTGTTGCTGTGAATATAATTTCTTCATTACCATTACTATCATCAATTTCATTAATAATAGGTGAAGTTAATGTTGGTGTAGTTAAAGTTTTATTAGTTAATGTTTGAGGTGCTGTTAAATTAACTATTCCTAAATCTACTGCATCTGTTCCATTTAAATAAACAAGTTTAGTTGTTTTATCAGCTGCTCCAAATATTACTGAAGCTCCACCTACTTGATTTAAAGCAAGTGTAAATGCACCTGATGTGCCGTTTTCTAAAATATATGTTTTTTCAATACCACTTGCAACGAATACTGTGCAGTTTGCAGTAATTGTTCCTGTAAATTTAATAACAGCATTTCTAGCATCTGATATTGTAGCATCAGTCATTGCTAAAGTTGTGTTAGTTGACGTAAGTGCTATTGATTGAAACCCTGCAATAGCTTGTTGTAAAAGGTTTAAATTTGAGTTTGTTTTATCTCCCCATGTACCCGAGTTTTCACCCGTAGCCATAAGTTCTAGTTTTAAATCCGTTGAAAATGATGATGCCATAAAAATTCCTCTTAAATTTTAAATATATCTAATTTTAGTTTCATTAAGCCGCTATGTCAACCACACTCCAATTATTGGTTACCCCTATATTTACAACAGCCCAAGCGGATATGAATAAACGACCTGTAGAAGCTGTCATATTTACACCAGTTACGCTTACTGTAGATAAAACTTCACCCGATGCAGCTCCAACACTTACGTTTAATAAATTTGTAGATACTGAAACAATAGTATTAGGTACAGCATCTTCATTACCCAAACCTACTGTTAATAGATTAGTATTAACTGTAATATTAGCATCAGCTGTAATAGAGTATATTCCAATTGTAGTGTTTAGTTGATTGCCTATTACATTTACTTCTATAGAAGGCACCGCCTCTTCTTCAGCCCCTTGAGATACAAGCATACCTCCAATATTACCCCACGAACCATAACCCCAAGAAGCTGCTCCCCATGGTAAATTACCAGGAGAAGTTACTTCAACATCAACGTCTAATTTAGTTGATACTGAAGCTGCTGTAACGTTTAAAATGTTTGTAATTGCTGTTACGTTTGCATCTCCTATTAATGAAAGCGTACCTGTTGAAGTGTTTGATTGAACGCCTGTTAAATTAAGAGACCCTGTACCTTCAATTGTTTCTTCACCTTGTTCAACCAATGTACCTGTAATTTGATTCCATGCTCCCGCACCCCAAGAACTAAATCCCCATGTTGTTGGAGCACCAGGAGTTGTAACTTCTACAATTACATTTTCTCCAGCAAAAACAGAATTAACGGTTGAATTTAATTCAACTCCAGTAGCTTCAATTATAAAATTTGCTTGAGCAGAAACTGCATCAACAGTTAAATTTAATAAATTTGTAGATAGAATTACACTAGCCCCTGCTTCAGTTAAT